TTGTGTCTTAAGCGACGACTGTTATGGCTGGTCCCTCCCCAAAGGGCTAGATGATGCATCTAGTGGATTGTGTCCAGGGAACCAGATCCCTTCCCTAACTCTCCTAACAAGAGAGAGATAGAGGCTACCCCAGCGCAGGATTACTGCGGGTGAAACTCCCAAATTAATGCCTAAGTAGCGGGCCTATCTGCACGATACCACACCTCGGAGCGATCCGAGTGATGTAGCATGGTACTCAAGGAGCACACCAAGTATCAAAGTTGGGTTAGGTAACTACCCGTAAAATCCATCTCTGGGAGTAACATCTCAGGGGTGGGGGGCTTTGGTATGGAAGTGACGTTGCCTTGGGCAACCATGGAGGTTAACCACCTGGGCTTCATCGCCTGCCTGCGGCCCGCTTCCCCTTACGGGGGGGTGCGGAAACCGAAGGATAGCTCCCTTAACCGGGATGCTAGGTTATTATTAACAAATAATACTCTAACATGACGCTGAAATTAGCTTTACAACTAAAGACGGCATCAGCTATTTGGCAAAAAGCTGTAAAAAGCTTTTCATCATTATCGGAGCGACTCATCCGAGCCGTTCCTTTAATGATTGGTGGACAATCCCGTGGTTGGGTAAAGGCTGTGTTCCACTTCACTAGGTTAGTGATGAGGACCAAGCATAACCAAGGTTCCAAGGGTCTTGCAATCTTCCTGAAGGCAAACCACCTGTTGATACAACGGGTGCTAGCTGAAAGTAAGTTGCAGAACCCAAGGGATGCTGGCGTTGCGGTGTCCGTGACGAACCGGGGGGTCCCTCGCTGGATGCCCGTCTTACATCGTAAGCGGCTCCTTCGAGGGGATCGTACCGTGGTAGCTTTCTATCTGGGCCTACTCACCCTTTATCGGGTGGTGGACTACAGAGGGAAACTATCACTATCTACGGTTACAGACCCTGGTAAGGATATACACCCTGCACTCGTGGCCTCTTTTCGAGAGTTTATGCAAACTTTCGTCAAGTGGTCGTTTGTGTTTGGTATTAAACCTTACTTAGGTGTCCGTGATCGTGAGGACTCAGTCTTTTGGGGTGACCCAAAAGGCCTGAGAGGTGCGATTCGGTTAGTGGCATTCACTCCCGTTTGGAAGTGGATGTTCACGTCCGGCCCTAACTCCAAGTACAGTAAGGTTCTCGCTGTGGGTAATGCCTGGATTGACATGATCGCGATTCATTCGCGACCGCGTCTCTTCAGTATCATGCACCACATGCGTGCCTTCATCGGTGCTTCTGAGCTGGCTTGGCTTCCCTGGTTCGATGATGTCGTAAAGACGTCAAAGAACTGGTCGAAGACTTGCCATGCCTCCCAGACTGCTTCGGGTCTGAACCCCCAGTTCAGCCCTGATTCAGAATGGTGCGGCGGCCAGGAGCAGTTCGATGTTGGCAGCCTTTCTGTAGTGGAGGAACCCGGTAAGAAGCGAATTGTCGCAATGGTGGATATTTGGACACAATGGTTACTCTATCCGCTGCACCGCTTTATCTTCGATAAAGTCCTGGGCTTAATACCTCAGGATGGTACGTTTAATCAGGCAAAACCCGTAAGGGAATTGCTTGAACGTGCCTCGAAGGCGGGGCGAACGCACTTTTGGTCTTACGACCTTAGTGCGGCGACGGATAGGCTTCCTATTGCTCTCCAGATACATGTCCTTGGAGCATTCACCCTTGATTCGTTCGCTCACACTTGGGCGGCTTTACTGGTCGACCGTGACTATCGGACTCCAAAAGAGTTCGGTACCACGTTTGGCAAAGGTTTTTCCTTTGTTCGATACAGTGTAGGCCAACCAATGGGGGCTTACTCATCTTGGGGGATGCTCGCATGGACCCATCATGCTATAGTCCAATTCGCCGCTTGGCGGCGTGGACATAGATCTTGGTTCACATGGTACGCGGTACTTGGCGACGACATCGTGATCTGTGATCGCGCTGTTGCCGCTGAGTATGTACATCTGATGTCTGAGTTTGGAGTAGGTATCGGCTTTCACAAGTCGATTATCTCTCCGAACTCAACATTGGAGTTCGCAAAACGGTTCTACTACAAGGGCAAGGAGATTTCTCCATTGTCCCTTGCTGGTATTGCCGTTGGTTGGTTGGGCCCAGGATTCGTTCCTGAGGTCCTGTCAGCCTGCGAAGCAAAGCTTGGTACGGAATTAACCCTGTATCAGGTGGCGCGGTACATAGGTGTCGGGTTCAAGGCAGCATCGGCAGCACCTGCAAGGGTGCTGACTGGTCTTCCACGGATCCTTTCATCTACCTTATTGCTTCTCCTTCGTCCAGGTGCCCCGAGAGGGGCCGACTCTCTTCTTGACTGGTACCTCGCCGTCACTATGACGGGGAGTTCCCGTGGCAAGATTAAAGTCGCAGATGAAGAGAAAATCTTCAATCTGATCTGGACAGAGGTGGTGGACTCTTGCTTGGGCCCGGCACTCAAGAGGGTTCGAAGCGTTGTGGACAATCTTTTCATTCCCAATAATGGGAAGAAAAGTCTGCCTCGCCAAGAACACCCGATGGGTGACGAGTTCACTGCAGAGTACACAGCATGGTTTAAGTCGGTCATAAGACCTCGATTCACATCGAAGTTTAGATCGGC